ACCTGTCACTTGCCGATCTGTGTATCCGCTGATGACCGTTTGAGCCGTACTCACTCCCGGTACAGTCAAGGCCTCCGCATTCATCATTTCGACAATCAGTGAAGCTGGCGGCAACTTACCGAGAATTTGAGTCCAGTATGGTATCCCTTGAGTCGTATCGTAATACACTTCGCTAGCGAACGTGCGAATGGCGCTGGCCACATCCTGAGCGACAGCGAGCGGCGGCGCAGCCACTGCGATATTGCCGTTGTTGTCCACGGTCAGATCCCAGGTGTTGACATCCAAAAGAAGCGTGCTGTATGGCTGTATGCTCACGGTATCGGCGGCGTTGTCGGTTCGGGCGGTGTTCCAAAATCATGAATGTGGGTAGCCAAGCTGATTGAATCTGGCCCGGCCAGAACGTCAGTCTCCGCTACGATTGTACCGTTAGTTCGGACCACTACGCCCATCAAGTTGATTAAGGGCGCTTGGATGGTAATCGCGATGGGCGATACGATGTTGATCCCCTCGGGGCTGAATTGGATGTACTGACTCGGAGCTGATTGACTTAAACCTAGACCGATGTACATGGCGTCCGAAAAGCTGTAGTACCGGTCAGAACCCGGATTGGCCTGAGCTTGTGTGCTAATTACCTTGGAAATATCCCGGCTAGCGAATAGGCAGAACCCTATGTCACCCGGCGCTGGATCGAGAATGATACCGTTGCCGGCGGCGCTCTGTATGCGCAAATAAGGGACGTTGGAAATTATGGTGTGTGGAGTGCTATTTCCGGCCCCATCCACCTGATTAACCTGTGGCTGCACATTCACGGTTCCGATGGGCGACAGACCTCCGCTGTTGGTGCATGAGATCACCCTCACCAGAGTCGCGGTCTGAATTTTGAGTATCAACTGCTCAATCAGAAAATGCAATTGATTGTAGCGCCCATAGGTGGTGAATGGGCTGAATAGACCTGGTGGTATGTTACTCATGATGACAACGCCAATCCGGTTTTGGAACCGCGAATATCCATCAACCACGATCCGTTAGGTTTCGCGCTCTCTAGCTTGAGGCTGAGACTGGTGACGATCCAAGGCCCTTCCGCACGCGGCGTCTCGGGGCTAAGGATCTGCACGCTTCCGCCGAAGGTCACGGAAGGACTGAATAGCATTTGAAACTTCACCCCCACCCCGTCGAAGGTAGGGTAGCCTTTGAGTCCGGATGTTTGGGATATGATCGGGACGAACTTAATGCGAGGTTGATTAACTGGGGTGATGGCGATGATGGTGTTATCGACATAAAGCCAGATGTTGTTATCACGGGCGATATCCTTCAATTGCTCAAGGCCAGTGTTGGCATAATACGGGTTTTTGATGGGAGTAAACGGGACTCCGTTATTTTCAAAAGTGTAGACAGGTTGACCTGAATTGATACTGGCGTTGATTTTACCAATGACAATCTGCATCAGAGAGACGGCATCCGTGGGGCCGGAGAAGGCCGTAGGGGTAATGGGCTGCAAGGCGCTGAAGTAGGCCGCCTGAGCTCGGATACTGAGATATACATCCGGCATGTTGTCGTAGTTGGCCCAGGCGTTGACGATGTTGCCGACGAAGACGAGAGTGGTCTGATCGCCGTCTACGGCGAATATTTGAACCGTATTGGGAATGAATGCGAGCGGCTGCCACTGTATTGTGGTTAAGGAATTCATTTCACTTTGCTTGACTCCGAATATGGAAGCTCGCAAAGTACCCATCATCGCCCCGCCGGCCTTGTCGATATCGACGACTGCGCGAAATCCCTGAAGCGTGACTGTATTGCCCGAAGACGACGAACCGAAGTTCCCCGTCCCGAGAGTGAACACAAACTTCAAATCTTTCGAATTGTCGAAGGATAGGGTCATTTGCAGTAAAGAACCCCCTGTGGAAATACCTGCCTTAAAGTCGCCCGTTCACTGGGGCCGTGCATCGGAGCTTCTTCCATCAGATCTCCGTTGGGAAAGTACCGCCGGGGCGCGAAGCTCAAATGAGGGAACTCCGCAGGGCATGAGAAATTGACCTGACGACCGTCCGCCGAAGTGACGACTATCCCCTTGGAGGTGGTCACGATTTTGATCGGATAGCAGGCTTCCTTGTGATTGTTGGAAACTCCACATTGAATAGCGGGAGCGGTGGCGACTGGCGCGGCGATGGGCTTTGAGCATCCTTCGATAACAAAGGCCATCGCGATAATAGTTTCGATACATGAGATTTTTTTCATATCAATTGAATTGCTTGCAGGTCATCGTGCCCGATGTTAGAAGTGCGCTGTACCACTGGCAAAGTTCCAAATGGCCGATTGCATTTGGATGCAAACCGTCCAAGCTGCTTATTGACGTGAACGATTGGGCTGTGAAGCTTAGGGTAACTCCGGTTTCGGGTCCGCTAGCCGTTGTCGGTACGGTTGTTCCGGTGGCATAATTGCGGCCAGGCTGGCCGCCGATTACAGTAGCGACTGCCGCTCCCGAGCAAGTGTTGACCAGGAAGTATCCACCATAGGAACCCGCCTGTGTTGGGATGATCTTGTCACCTACATTACAGCCCCCGGTTCCGCCGCTTACCACCGTAGCAGTTGCAGGGAGAACTAGGCTTAAGTCTGGCGGATAGTAAGTGTAGGCACCGACCGTCACCCCCGGTGCGCCCGGTCCATCTTCGAGATACGTGCATGTGCCGAGCGTCAAGCAAAGATCCTGTACCATGATGCGCCACTGAGTACGAGAAGAGGCTCCTGATATTACCGTTCCGGCGGCAACCGCCGTAGATGTCCATACGCCTCCGACAAGGGTCATAGCCGTCAACGCCGTAGTGGTTGTATAGCTATCTCCGGTACATGCGTCCGTGCCGGTCTCAGTATATCCCCCGTTGTTAAGGATGGCTGGTATATAGATAGTCATGCTGCTATTCACGGCCTTGAGCGCAGCTATCGCATTTTTGAGCGCATAGGCTTCGATGCCGACGCAGTTCGCTGTTGATCCATAAATCGAAGATAGATGGACGAAATCGTTGATACCCCGAGCAATGATTGCAGTGGTCAACGATGAAGGCCCAGAGGTCTCCAGCGGGGTAACGTAGCTGTTGGCCCATGTCGTCGCGTATGAGGCCGGGAATCCGCTTCCTCCACCCGCCGTAGTGATTGCGCTGGGCGAAGTTGGCGTGTTGAAATCCATAACAGTTGTTGCGCCACCAAATCCTATAGCCGCAATGTTGGGAGTGGGTTGATTGCTACCGTATCTCCACATTGGACAAAATGAATCTGAGCTGCTGTAGGGCGGTGCGTTAAATCCTGAGCAAAGAATCGAGTCAGTGACTACCATCGTCACGTTGCCTGTTTCGGTTACCGGAACGGCGGTATATTGTTGATTGTTTGGAATCGAGAAGCTGTTCAGGAACATACCGTCCAACTGCCCATAGAGGTCTGCGGCTGTAAAGCCGACCGCACTGTTTCCGAGCACCGCCCCAATGTTCACGTCAACGTAATAAAAGGTCGATCCTCCAGTGCCGGGAAGCGATACGTCCATATAACTATTTTGGCTGGCGTTTTGGATAGACGAGCTTTCCGCCGGAACCATGTTAGCAAGAGATGTCCCCACCCTTACCGTAGCGTCCTGACCATCGGCATCGGAGAACGGGAGGCCTGGAGAAAATGCGAAGCGTATGGAGGGAGCGTTGGTGAAAATCACCGCATGAGATTGGGACCACTGGCCGTAGTAACTCAGGTTTCCAGCGGGATTGATCGAACCAACAGTGAAAAAAGCGTCAGCGGATGATCCCGTTTGTGTCGGAAATACTCGACAGCCCACCGAGAAGCTCGCGCCGGGGTTGGCAATCGTCGCACCTGTAATCACGCCACCGGAAGCGGTAATGTTGAGTAAAACGCCCTGCCCGTTACCCGAGCATCCGCTGGCGGTCGTTGTCGGAACGTTGTTTTGTGTCGAGTAACCTGACGTTCCAGCATTGGTAAGCGTTAGCGAAGTGACTGTGTTGAAGTTGCCGCCGTTCGTGTACGGAAATGAGAAAGTGATGAACGGGGAATCGTGAAGGAATGGGTCG